GACATTGCCGAGAGGTTGGCGTTGAGCTGGTCGGCCGGAGTCGACCCGGCGGCGAGGCTCGTGTTTACAATCGCATAATTATAGGCCCGGTCGCCATCGGCCCCGATGATGTCGAGATAGGTGTCCGTTGCGTTCTCCCGGCCGCGCCGCATTTGCTTAATCGTGCCGTCGAAGAGAACTCCGATATTGTCGCCATAGCCACACTGCAAAATCACCCGGCTAAACTCGGATTCTCCTTTCGAACCGATGATGTTCGTAATCGTTTGCTGGCTCACGTTATACACCCTCACGTCGATCGAGTTTGGCGTTTGGATGTCGCCGCGCTTGATCGAAAACTTGAAGTGCAGCTCCGAAAGATCGACGCCCGGAGAATCTTGGGGCGTGACGATCAGCGTTGCCTTGCGGATGTATTGCTCAATCATCAGTTGGCCGCGTACAGGTGAGAGGTGATTCCGAGATTTTCAAAGGTGGGGAGCTTGTCGGGGTCGTTGTCAGTTTGAACCCGGAGATCGGCGTCGATGCCGAGATAGTCGTATTGCTCCAGCAAATTCACGCCGGTCACAAACGGAATCCCTTGCACGATCGGAACGCCGGTATTGTCGGCAATGTCCAAATACCAACCACCTTCGAGCGCATCCCGATATTGCACGTTGAGCTGGTAATAAACGTTTCCGAGGAGGACCGTCAGCTTTTGCGGCGTCGGCATGAGTGGAATTTCGACGATCGTTGCCATTATATCCCCGCGCTCGCTCGTATGATTGATTGGATTCTGTCTTGCGTTCCCCACGGCTTTGTCGTCGCGCTGCCGCTTGGCGGCGCGGCTCCTCGGCCGGTGGGATTCGCCGGGGTGCATTGCTTAACCCCGGCGTTTGTCGTTCCGGCCGTCTTGGCCGGGTTTTTCATGTCGGCATTGGGAGCAACCAAAACCGATTGTGTTTGCACGATGATGATCGACTCGCACGTCAGGCGGGCAAAAAGCGCCCGGTCTGTTTTTTGGTCAGTTTGAACCGCGATGCTCGAAATGAGCATGTTTTTATAGTTCCGCTTCCCCGTGTTAATGTCGAAGGGAATCCGCGAGGCTTGAAGTTCGAGGAGCTGCTGATATACCGCCTCCGATTCGTTGAAAGTGCCAAGGCCGACCTCGCCACCTCCAACCAACCGCTCGATAAAGGCCCCGACCTGCTCCACGAGCGCCGCGAGGCCGTTGTTCGACCACGCGCAATAAATGGTCAGCTTCGGCGGCATCTTGAAGGCGTGATCGGTGATCGTCGCGCCTTGCTCTACGGGGTGCTTGGTAATGACGAGATCATCGACGTGATTCTCCTCGATCGTTACATGGGTCGTAATCGGCCCGATGCTCCGTTGAGGCTTAAAAATCGCGGTGATGATGTTCAGGCTCACGATAAGGCTCCCTCAGTATTGCGGAGGAGTGTGGAATTTACCCATCCTTGTTGACGTGACACTTCGGCCGCCGTCGCGCGGGGGTCGCCCGCGCCGGTGACGTGGATGTCGGTTTTCTGGTTAATGACGGCCCCGCCGGTGGTTTGGTTATTCACCAGTTGCGTCGCCGTATTTCCTCGGAGGTAGGAGTTTCGATCGAGGTCGCGCGAGCGTTCATAGAGGCGGTTTACGATGTCCGCCGCGTCCCGCTCGTTGCCCGCCCCCGCCAGTGCGCGGCCAGCTCGCTGCTCGTTGCCCTTGGTGAGTTCGTGTTGAACAAACGCCAGTTGCTCCTCGAAGGTCGATTCCGCCATCGACTTCCCGAACAGGCGAGCAAATTCAGCTTGCCGGTCCGGATGCCATTGGGCGAGGCCCCGCGCTTTCCCGCTGTCCCCGATTGCGCCCGGATTGAGTGCGCTTTCGTGGACGAGGTTGGCAACGATGCCCGCCGCCTGCGCGGAGGTCCAACCCATTTTCTCGAAATACTCCAGCGCGGTTTTGCGCGAGCCGGGATTCGATGAGCCAGCACTTCCGCCGCCCGTTCCTTGCGGGAGGATTGATTCGTCGATTTTAATGTCCGGACCCCGAACGGATGCCGCTTTCTTCCCGGCCGTCTTCCCGAAAATGTCGTCGTATTTTTCGGAGAACCACGCCCATTTTCTTTCGAACCAGCCGAAGAAGTCGGAAAACCATTGCTTCACGTCGTTCCAGTGGTTGACGATGTAACCGGCCGCCGCGCCGATAGCGAAGCCAACGGCCGCCGCCGCCGCCACGAGAAGCAGGAGCGGCCAAGTCGCGGCCGTAACCGCAATCCCAAGGGCGGAGAATACGGGAATACCCACGCTCGACAGGAGCAGAAACAGCGCACCGAATGCGGCAATCACCGTAAATAGGATGGTCGTGAAGCCGCCGGTCACTTTATCGAGCCAAGCGAAGCCCTCGATCAGCTTCGTCAAAAACCACGTTATCGCTTCCGCCACCGGGAGGAAGCGGAGCGCGATGATATTCGTCAGGGCTTCAAACCGTGCGCCGAGCGGGCCGACGCCTTTTTGTTGAAACTCGTGGAATCGTTTCGCCGTGTAGTCGGCGTCGTATCCCATTTGCCTCATGGCCTTACGATACTCTTCCATCCGATCGGTGAGAGAGCCGTCCTCCAGTGCGAGGAGCGTCTTCTCGTCGATTCCGAGGATGCCAGCATAAGCCATTGCGAGCGGCTGATTGTGCAGGTCGGCAAGCGCCTTCCCGGTATCTTTCAAGATGTCGAGATTCTCCCGCATCCGGCCGTTGCTATCGCGCGTCTTCACCCCGAGGCCGCCCAAGAAGGACTCGGCCGATGGGGTGTTGCGGATAAAGCCCGCGAAGCTCTCCAGCGAAGTGAGGGACGCTTCGGCCGACCCTCCGAGCTGCTTCACCGCATATCCGAACGCTTGGATATTCGAGGCGGCTGATTGCGTCCGTTTCGAGGCGAAATACAGCCGATCGAGGTCGCCCGAAATCCGCACGACGGCGGTTTCCACGGCAGTCGCGGCGGCGAGAGCTGCTGTCCCCAATGCCGCCGCGACTTTCGTTGCCTTGCCGATTCCGGTTTCAAACTTTTTCAGACCGTTCTCGTCTACCTTGAAACCAAGCGCGACAAGGAACTCCTTGATTGTATCGGTACTCATGAGGGCCTCGTTGCTTCGTGATGACGACGTTCGTTTTCATTTTGAACATCGAGCGCGTCATTCATGCGCGAGATGTCAAACAGGTCGATCGTCCCGTCGATTGCGCTTTCGTATTTGCACAACCCGGCGATGATCGGCCGCATGATGTAATCTTCGCCCTCGGGCAGGCTTACGAACTCAATTCCGTTTGCCCCTGAGCCAGCTTGTCTTGCAACTCCGCTGGAAGGGCGGCCATAAAACGGCCAAGGTTTTCCTGAAGAACATTCCAGCAAATGAGCAGCAATTCCGGAAGCTCTGTGTCTTCGAACTGGAGGCCGCCATTCGATGTCATGTTCGCCCACACCGCTTCGCCCTGCTTGCGCTGGCAAACAGCGAGGCAGGCATTCACGACATAGTTGACATCGCTGTCCTTGAGTTCGGCAACCGCGAGGCTCACCGGCTCAAGGACAACGAGGGGGTCCTTCCCCGACGCCAAAAACTTTTTGTAGGCATCGCCAAGGCTTCCTAAAAGTGGGGAGATGCGCCGCGCAACGTGGAGCTGTGTGCAGGCATCCATTTTGCGGCTCTTGTAATGATGTTTTCCAACTTGAAAGTCAGCCATGACGAAAATCCCTACAGGTTAGTTGCTAATTGCGCGAGGTTGGCAAGAACGCCGGACCCCAGTGATTGATCGACGATTCCGGCGTCGAAGGTCCAATCCATCATCCCGCCATCTTTCGCGTTGTTGTTGTCCGGGAGCTTCTTGAACGCCACATAAATCGCGGTGATCGTGTCGCCCAAAACCGGGTTATTGATCGTGATGACGTTCTGTCCGTGCAAGCCGCTATTGATCGTTTGCAGCGCGTAAAGCGCCGAAAGTTTCTGGTTTACCGGGGAAGTCTTCAAGAGCTTCACGGAAATCGTCGCCGCCTTGCTTGCGTGCAAGTTGTGCATGGGAGTTCCGTCCGCGCCGATCGTCATGGTGTTTTTGTCGTCCACCATCGAAACGGTGATTCCTTCCTCGGCATTGCCCGAGCCGGAGCCGAGCGAGAAGGCCCCGCCCGGTCCGGTGATCGACGCTTGCACGTCGAGGAAGCTGTAGGTTGTGTTCTGAGGCATTTTTTAAGCTCCTATTAGCGGTTTACATTCACGAGAACGTCGACGGTGTGGATTGCACCGGCGAGCTTCACAGCGACTTGAATTGGAACGGACTTGCGAGCTTCACGATCGGCTTGAGCTTGCAGGGCAACGGGCGGAGCGTAAATGTAATAGCCGGTTGGCATGAAATCGCCCTGAGCGAGCGTTCCGAATCCTGCCGAGTTCCACCGGCCGGGAGCGATGAGGCCGTTATTCACGCCCGCCGCGCACGCCGCCGCAACCGCGTTTACGATCAGTTGCGTCCCGGCGTCGGTTTGCGGAACCTTCGTCGGGCTGGTGTAAAGCAGGTTGTAGACGTTCGTTTGGATTTGATTTTCCAGCCAGTCGAGGCCGTAAATCTCGTCGAAGAACGCGGGGCCAGCCATCACGCCATTTTGAAGGATGGCGGTGTTGTTATCGTACTGGACGAAGAAGTTCGCCCGCTTCGCTTGCAGCGTGTCCGCTTGGGTAGCGGTGAGCAGCAACGGAGCAACACCCGGCTCCTGTTTATACATCATCGTAATGGTCGAGTTGTTGGCGGCGAAGTTTACCGTCAACGCGCGGCCAAGGAACGAGGATGCAACGTAAGGAATCTCGGCGTATTGGTCGAAAGTCCGGGTGTAGCCAAGGTCGCGCAAGCGGCTTGCGAGGTCGTTGGTCACGCCAGAGCTGAGGACGTTGGTGTTGGTGATGCTCACGCCGTAAACGTGTTTGCGGGTCGTTCCTTGGAGGTATCCCGCAACGGCGACGTGTTGGTCGTCGGTGACGGTCGTATCCGCGAAAGTCAGCGCATAGAAGTAGGTTTTATCGTCGAGGATGGTCACGGCTTGGAGCGGGGTTTCCGCTGCAATACCAGCCACCGGAGGCGATGCGAGAGCCGAAGTCAGCTTCAGCATGGTCGCAATGTTGGTCCCCGCCCCTGCGGTCGCGTAAGCAACCGTTGACGACGTGCCGGTGGTTGCCGAGGTAACGGTGAATTTTTCGCCGTCCCAAGTGCAAGACCCATTCACGCCGAGCGCCGTATTGATGACGCTGGCAACGCCGTTCATATTCAGCGCGGACGAGAAGTTGAGGCCGGTGAGGTTGCGAGCCGTGCCGTCGATCGTGAAGTTGACGCCGCCGTTGGTGATGGCCGTCCACGTTGCGAGCGTCTGTTCTTCTGCGGTGAGAACGCCGCCCACCAGTAAGCCGGAGGTCGCCGTCTTCGCCCAGCGCCCGATAAAGAGCTGCGAAGGTTGCGGGATTTGCCCGAAGAAAAGCGCCGCTGCGGTGTATTCCGGAGCGGAAGTGCCGAAGGTGTCGGCCACCTCTTCCAAGCTGTTAAAAGAACGGTAACGCTCGCTAACGTTAATGACGTTCGAACTGCCGACCATCATGAGCGTGTTGAAGTTTGCGAACTGAGCAGCCAGCGGCGTCAGATTCGTCGTCACCTTGATGAGGCGATTGACTGAGAGTCCTTGGGACATGAAAGCTCCTTAATTTTCGTTGGTTACTGAGAAGGGGACGACCTCTAAGCTGCTGCCCTCGCCGTAAATAGTCCCGGACGCGGAGAGAAGATCGAGGATTGGGTAAACTCGGGTCATGTTCCGGCGGATGCCGATCGTGATGTCAACGCGCGGATAAAACCGCTCGTTGAGGAAATCGGGAATGCGACGTGGTTTCCCCATATCGTAAACCCCCATTCCTTGCGCGGTGAGCGCGTCGCGGTTTTGCGCGACGAACAAACCGTCCCGGAGCTTGCTTGCGTTCGCTCCGGCGTTGGGGCCGTAAAAATGGCAGTTAATGAACAGATTCTCATGACGCTGAAAAACGTCAGCTCCGTTCGGGTAGGTTTCATTTGTGATGTGTTGAATGAATCCGAACGTGTCGGAATCCTCCAGCATCACGCCCAAGGCGCACCAATCGACACCGAGGCCGGGGTTGTTTGCTGGCTCCGTTTGCCACTTCGGCCTAACCATCTTTTTGTCGATGCCGGTAATGCCGACAATCACCGCCTGAAAGAAGTCCGCGAGCGCGTCGTCTTCCAATGGCCCCGGCGAGGGTGGGCCGTCCGGTAATAGATAGCCGCCTGTTGCGCTGGTGTTTGTCATGTTGGGGACACTTCCGTCGGAGGTAAGAGTTCGCATTCAGCGCAAGTAAAGCCTGCGCCATATTTCGACCAATCCCACGTCTTTTTCACAAGGTAGGAGCTGCCCTGCCAAATGATCGTGTCAGGCTGGTAATCGAGAAGCCCGCTTGTTGCGTCGATGAGTTTGAACTTGGTGTGGACCGTGATGTTGTTTCGGGTCGCCTGATAGTCTTCCGTGCGAAGCAGCGGCTCCGGGCTTCCGGCCGTCACGACTCCGATCGGGGTGAAGGTGGTGGAGGTGAGGACGACTCGCCCTTGGTCGCTTATGGTTTGTTGCCTTCGGATAACCGTCAGCACCTCGTTGAACATGGGGTCGTCGAGAACTTCGCTCACGTCTAAAAGTGGCATGGCTTATCGCTCCTTTTTTCTCACGACATAGGTGATCGACTTCATGTATTCCCCCGTTCGGAGGAGTGGGGTTTCCCCCCTTGCGCCTATCGAGCGCCGCTTGGCGAGCGTGGATTTTGCAAGTGGCGGCGGGACATTCGATCGGATTTTATTCCTAACGGAATTTTGGCCGAGGATGCCCACCGCGTTGAATGCCTTATCGACCGCGCCGGGGTTGCCGGAAAGAGCTGCTTTTGCCGCCTGCCCGAGAATCCGCGCCGCCCGGTCGTTTACGTCTTCCACTCCGGGAACGAGGTGGGGACGTGCGGGGATGGTGATGGTGTGGGCTTTCGTGACTTCGGTTTCCCCTTTGAAATCCCGGCCGACGAAAAGTGTCTTCCTCACATCGCCCACAATCGCGTCGCGGATATACCGCGTCCCGCCGGGGTGGTGGATGACTCCACCGTGTTCGTTAAGGTATCCTATGCCCGCATTATTGATCGAGCCGCTCTCGCGCTCCGCTCCTGAATCCGGAACCCCGATCAGCACCTCCTTGGTTTCGAGCGCCTTAAGCGCCCGCATAATGTCTGGAAGTTTGTCGATCGTGATTTTTATTCCGGATTTCATTGGGGTTGCCTCGACCATATCGGGAAGTTTTGAGTCAGCGGAGGACCGCCGGAAACATACGCGCCGCCCGCGCCGAACATCCGGATAAGATTCCAGAACTGGAGGCCGTAGGTCGTGAGATTCCAGAACCCCGCGCCCTTGTATGCAATCTCGTTCGCGTTGTAGCTGATTGAAACCTTGTCGACAGATTTCGACGCAACCATCCCGGTCGTTGCTCCGGGGATGCCGCCAGAGGCCGCCGATTTTGCGTTCTGAGCAGCAATCGACAGGTGGTGGGCAGTAAACAGCGCCAAGCCCTGATTATACATCGTGCGCCACACTTCCGGCCGAAGCAGCAACTCCCCAATCCCCAACCAAAAATCGACTTGTTCGGTCGGATAGGTCGTCGTGTTGGCAAACTCCGGGAATTGCGTCCGGAATGTCGCCGCGTCCATTACTGGCATTTTTCACCTCGGGGGTTGAATTGCGAATAAACCCCTCCCCGCCACGCCTGAAAAAAGCGCGGGGGGAGGGGTGTTTTTAGGCCCTAGCCAATGCCATCGGCGTAACCGATGGTTTCGGGGTAGACGAACTCAACGAGGCCGAGCTTACAAACGTAAGGACGGATTTGAGCTGCACCCTTGAACTGCACCGGAAGGCCCTGCATCGGAACCATCGGGAAGCGAACGAGGTCGTATTTTTGCGTGTAAGCAATCATACGGTCCGCCGCTGCTGGTCCTTGGCTGTTGCCGTTGCTGGTACCGGTCAGCCATTTGATCGGAACGACTTCCAGCTCTACGCCGTTTACCTGCAACGAAACGCTGTTCTGTTTCAGGAAGGTCAGAATCGACATATTACCGGCATTCGAAATCAGTTGGCCCGAGATGTAAGCGAACTCTTTCGGAGGCAAGCCGAGCTTGCGCGGGCAGTAGGTAAAGCCGGTCGCTTGCCACACGGCATTCAACAGGGTGTTTACGTCCTGAAGGATGGCTTGCGGGGTTTTATCAATCCACTTGAGCGATGTGGTTTGGCCAGTTGGCGAGGATGCGCCAGCTTGCGCCACGTTGCCGGTGGTTGGAACCTGCGGGCTGTTCAACAGACCGTAAGCGTTCGGGATTTCGGTATCACCAAGATAAACTTGGATGTCCGTGTCTTGCTGGTGCTTCGTGCGAACAGCGGTGTATTTCTGTTCGTCGATCGACTGCCCGAGCTGCATCGCGGATTCGAGTTCGAAGATCGAGTAACCGATTTCAAGACCCCAAGGAATCAGCGGGCTTGCGGTTTTACCGATGTCGATTGACACGTTCGGAAGGGTCGAGGACTCTTTCGAAATGAACGCTTTCTTCGTCGGATTGATACCGCCCACGGACGCCATCGCGGAGTTGGTGAAGGACGAGAAGTCCGAACCCATCGTCACGTCCGAACGAACGTCGATGTCACGGCTCCACGAAAATTCCTGCAACGGCTCGTGGATAGTGCGGTCCAGCACTTCCAACTGGCCGATCAGGAACGCGCCGGTCGAGTCTACAGTCCGGGCGTCATAGGTCCGCATCTGGTCGAGCGTGCGGTAACGTGCCGGGGTCAGCATGGTGGATTGTTTAAGCATGTGTTTGGCTCCTTAAATGTTGAAGGCGAGTTCGGCGTTGCCAGAGGCGTCGGCCGGGCCGGTGAAGTAGGTGTTCCCCGGAATGACGGTCAGGTCAGAGGAAACGACAGGGGCGAAGAAGTCGCCACGGGTCATCGTACCGGCCGCCGTGATCGTGAAGCCGAGGCCTTCTTGATCGTAAGCGGTGCCGACTACGCCGTCCGGAAGACGCTTGCCGTTCGGGTCGATCACGGTCACGGGCGCGGTGTTGCTCGTGGTTTGCAGGGTGATCGTGTACTTGCCCGGAACGATTTTCGATTGGTCGGTGATCGACGCCGCGATCGTGCCGATGCCGGTCCCGTTAATGGTCCCGCCTGCTACGGTAGCGCCAGCCGCCGCCTCGATTCCGCCGATCGGTTGGTCGGTGGTCCCGTTCGCGTTGCGGACATAAGCCTTATTGCCTTTGGCCGCTGCGGTGACACCGTTCAATTTCACGTTGATGTAACCGCGTTTCAGAACGTCAGCCGGGAATTGGGTGTTCGGGGTTGCTACGCCGAGGCCGTCTACACCGTTGCCGGAAGTCGGATAAGCGCGAACCAGAATCCCATAGATCAGGCTTCCGAGGTTGCCGGTTGCGATCGGGGCGAGTTTGCCAGCTACCAGCTTGCCGGGAAGACCGAAAGCCGGGAAGGTGAGCGACAGATCGAGCATGACTTGTTCGATCGTCGATTGTTCCGGACGAGTGATCGAGCCGGGGATACCCGAAGGCATCTGATAAACATAAGCTACCATTTTTGTTTCTCCTTAATGGTGGGTTGGTTGGGTTACTTACGGTTTGCCCAAAATTGTTTATTGATGGCGTTAATTCCGCCCTTCGAGAAGGCGTCGATCGTTTTGGTTTGATCGGCATCCTTCACGCTCGCGCGGCTGTTGTTGGTGGAGCGCATAACTTCCGCCGCACCGTAGAACGCCGCATCGACCGCTTCAGCCGACAGCTTGTCGATCGTGCGGCCGCGAAGGAACGGGGAAACCGCCTTCTTGCCCGCTTCGGTTTTCACCGCTGCATCGAGCGCACGACGCTTGCACGCGCACAATGCGTCCTTGCTCTTCTTCTTGCTCGACTGAGCATCTTGGGTGAGCTTCGGAAGTTTGAAGCCTGGAGCGATGATTTCAGCCGTCGAAACGATAGCCGCATATTCCGAAGCGGTGTCCTTGGTCGACTGCTTGTCTTCCTCTTCCTCTTCGAAAAGCTCGTCTTCCGTCTTTTTCTTCTCGTCTTCGTCTTCGTCAGCGTCTTCGGTTTTCTTCTTCTCTTCTTCCTCGTCCTCGTCCTTGGTTTTATTGTCCTTGGCAGTGGCGAGGCCTTCGATGGCGGTGGTCAGGCTATCGAGTGTCTTTTCCAGCTTCACAAGGCGGCTTTCCAGACCTTCCGGAGCGGAATCCTTGGTCGAGTTGTGAATGTGGATTTCAGGGCCGCCGGTTTGGCCCGCTTCGATTTCGGCCGCTGCTTCGTCGAAGGCTTTTGCGTCGCGCGTCCCGAAGGCCGCTTTCAGCTTTTGGATGGGGGTTTGTTTGGTCATATTCTCCGTTTCCTTGTCTTGTATGGCGCACCGTGGACCGCAACGACCGCGGTCAACGAGAGCGACATGGTTTCCAATAATTGAATGTTGCCGTGCGTGTCCCGGCGCAGTTTGAAGGTAGTCCGCGTCGTACCCGTTGGACACTTCGCGTTTGCCGTCACGCACGGCGTCGATTGCGTCCCTGTCCGTTATGAGCAGGTCCGCGATCATATACTGGTCGTCGATTCCCTCACCTCGACGGACGTTATGGGTCGTTCCAACGGCAATCTGTTTCCAGTTGTCGGGGGTCACATCGTCTTCGGGGTGATCGTTCGTCACCGGCTTTCCTTCGAAGGAAGCCAGCGCGTCGGGGTGGAAGAGGTCCTCGGCATCGCGCGTCACGCGAATGAAGCCATCGTCCGCCGGAATCAGGTGGGGGAGATCATGCTGTGTGTACATCATCATCCCGAGCCGCGCGATTCGAACGCCCTTGCACAATAGGAAGCCCTCCGGGGTGAGTTTCTGGCTCGCCCCCAATGGCTCCGTCGTGAAGAACGCCGAGGCGTCACGATCGAGAGTTCGTGTCGTCATGGTCCCTCCTTAATACTCGTAAACGATGACGATTCCGGCCCCGCCGGTGCCGCCCGCTTGGCCGCTTGTTCCTGCGGAACCACCAGAGCCGCCGCCGCCAACCGTTACCGTTTGGCTCGCTACAGAGCTGTAATAGTAAATCGCAAGGCCGCCCGCGCCGCCGCCGGGAGCGGAACCCGCAATCCCGTTTATAAGACCCGAGCCGCCGCCGCCCGCGCCGGTGTTCGTTCCGGCACTTTGGCCAGCGCCGCCGAAGGCCCCGCCAGCTCCCGCACCAGTGCCGAGGAAACCTGCCCCGCCAGTGCCGCCGCCGACGGTAATCCCGCCGATGTTCATTCCGCCGTCGCCAGCGCTACCCTTGAGCTGAATCGTCCCGGCCGTTGGAACTCCGCCCGTTCCGGTTGCCCCGATCGAGCCTCCGTTGGTTGCGCCGCCGCCTACCCCGCCCGCTGCTACCGCAAGCGTGCCGAAGGAGGATGTCCCCCCGGTCACGCCCCCGGTCGCGCCGCTTCCGCCTGTAGCGCCGCCGCCGCCGCCGCCGCCCTGCACGTAAACAATCGCGCGGGTGGCTCCAGAGGTCGGGGTATAGGTCCCGCTGGTGGTGAAGACCTGCACGTTTCGGATTCCCGCGAGTGGCGCGGAATAGGCTCCGGTTGCGTTTAGGAAGTTCGTGGACGCGCCGCCGGTGGTGAGGGTGACGCCGTTGACGGATTTGTTCGTCAGGGCCTCAGACCCCGCCAGCGTTGCCAGCGTTCCAGTTGTCGGGAGCGTGACGTTGGTCGCGCCGGTCGCCGTCAGGGTGGTCGCAAACGCCCCGGAGGTCGTCAGGTTGCCGCCGAGGGTGATCGTTTTCCCGGAGTTGTTGACGCCCGTCCCGCCGTACTGGCCAGCGACGGCCGTTCCCTGCCAAGTGCCGGTTGCGATCGTTCCAACCGAAGTCAGCGACGAGCTGGTTACGCCAGCCGCAAGGGTCGAGCCTGTCAGCGTTCCCGCCGCCGCCGGGACTGTAATGTCGGCCGTTCCGTTGAACGAAACCCCATTGATATTCCGCGCTGTTTGGAGAGCGGTGGCGGTCCCGGCGTTTCCCGTGATGTTGGTTTGGTCGCCGGTGTTCGTGCCGGTGACGGATGCCGAGCCGGAGAAGGTGAGGGTCCCCGTGTTGGATACCCCTGTCCCGCCGCGTGCGGAGGAAAGCGTCCCTGTGCCGATGGCCGATGCCGGGATGTTGGTGAAGGTGTTCGACGATCCCGACATCGACTTGTTGGTGAGGGTGTCGGTCGTTGCGCGGCCGACGAGCGTGTCGGTCGCCGTGGGTAGCGTCAGAGTGAAATCGCTACTCAGGGCCGAAGACCCTACCAGCCCGATATAGTTCGAGCCGTCCGTGTCATAAAAGCGGAGAGTCGTGTTATCGAGCAACGAAACCGCGCCGGTCCCCGACGGGTTGAGAAGGATGTTCGTGTTCGTGCCGGTGGATGCGATCGTGCTTCCGGAAAGCGTCAACGAGCCGACCGTCAGCGTGCCAGCCGGGACCGAAACGCTGTTGAAGGTTTGCAGGTTGGCCCACGAGTTCGCGGTCGAGAGCAGCGGGACGGTTGCGCCCACGGTCCCGACGTTCTGAATGGCCGCCGACCCGAGGCCTAGATTCGATCGGCCGGTCGCCTTGTTCGGCACGTCCGCAAGGTTTTGCGCCTTCACCAGATAGGTCGCGTTCGCGGGATTCTGGAGAATCGAATAGAGGTTATTGATGTCGTTATAGGCCGCGCCAAAGTTCGCGCGGATTGGCGCGGAAGTCAGCGGCGACGATTGCGACGGCTGGGCCGGATTGATCGTCGAGGTCGTCGCGTAGGCGGAGAATGCCACCAGCGCGACCGCGAGGCCGGTCGTGAATTTGTGCTTCAGTTTCATGGGGAATCCCTATTCGATGAGGACGGATGCGGTCCCGGCCGTGAAAGTATCGGTCCCGTTTGTCATGATGAGGCGGACGCGATCGAGCGTTCCGGAGAGCGCCACGCTGCCAGCCTGTTCGAATGTGGCGGTCACTAGGCCGTCGTTGAGCTTGCCCTGTCCTACCCACTTGTTAGTCGCCGGGTCGACCAGCGTGAAGACGATGCTCCCATAAAAGTCGTTGGAGTTGGCGACCGAATGGATGGGGAAGCCGACCGTCGAGGTGGTGAAGGCAATGGTCGGGTTGACGTAATAGCTCGACGCATTATAGCCCGTGGTTTGGAATGAGCCGCCGGAGCCGAACTGAATCAGCGGGACGCTCGTCGAGCTTTGCCGGATGCCGTACAGGCTCACCGTGATTCGCTTCGCGGTGGAAGGAATCGAGGTCGAGAGGTTGAGGCTGGTTTGGCCCGAGGCGGTGACGGGGGTCGATTGCGTAATCGTCGAGATCGTGATCGGCGCGGTCCCGTCAAAATTCACGCCGTTAATGGCGCGGGCGGTTGCCAGCTTGGTCGCGGACGCCGCGTTCCCCGTGAGGGTGTAGTTCTTAATCTGGAGGGCGGTCGCCTTGTTCGAGGTAACGCCGCCCGTGTCCGTTTCGAACTGTGTGGCATCAGCAACGGAGGCGATCGTCGGGAGGCTATTGATCGTGATATTCGCCGCCATCGCCGCGACGCCGTAAAGGGTCGCCGCCAGCAAAGCGACTAGATTCTTGTAACGCATGGTTTTTCTCCTGATTATGAAGCGGTGACGCGAGTGTCGCCCGAGGCGGTCACGCGCACGTCGCCGGAAGCAGTGACGCGGGTGTTCGCGCTTGGTGGGGGAGTGGAGGAGGTGGAAAGCAGGACGAAGCCGCCATCATCGAGAAGGCCCATCCGGCCAACCATGAGGGCTGGCTGATTGCCATTGATGAGGGCGAGGTTGCTTCCGGGAATGAATGTCGCCAGAGCGCCCGTCATGCCGCTGGAAGAGTCGATCACGATTGCCGACATGAATCACCCCCTAGCTGTAGGTTAAGGACGCCCGGTTGTCCCATATTTGATCGGCCGCGCCGGTCGCTGCGTATTTGATGGATGTGACGTTGTTGTTGCCGTCGTAAGCGAATTTGCGGATTTGCCACGCGGCCGCCGATGTTTCGCTCCCGCTCGCCGCGACCCCGATATAGATCGGATATTGGCCGCCGCTGTAGTCGACCTGCGTGACTTTCGCGTTTGATTGGGTGTTCGCCATTGTCACGGGAAGCGGGTTGCTCGCCCCCATGAGGGAGTTGTCGGACAGCACCACGCCGAACGCTTCGACGAAGTTATTGTCCGGACCGCCTGTCTGTTTTCTCATTTCGAGTCCTTTTTCTATCTGTGGTTGCTATTTTGGCTTTTGAAAAAGTCTCCAGCCGTAAAAATCGCTATATGGTACAACCATACGGTTGCATTCTTACCATTTCGAGGATGTCCTCGGTATGGCCGGGAGGGCTGGAGTCGAACCAGCGATGTCCGGGCCTGTGAGTCCCGGCGGCTTACCTTCTAGCCTATCCTTCCCGGATGTTTACGTCAGCTTATCGGGGACGATCGGCTCCGGATAACACCGGCAATTCGGGAACTCGCCCGCATGGCCAGTCATTCCGTCGATCGTGGGCGGGCTATCCCACCGCACGAATTGCCCTTCCATCTCCCTGTGCGATTCCCGGACATCGCTATCGTGCGCCGTGCGCCAGATATAGCCGGGGGAGTCGATATATTCCGCCCGCGATTGGGTGAGGGCGGTGGACGTGCGCGACACCTCCGTCCGGGCGATCAGGGTGGCGCGGGATTCCGTCACCTCCCCGGAGCGCATGATTTCCTTTTTGATTTCGCTTGATCGGTTGCCGTCGGCCAGCGCTTCAAAAGTCAAGTGTTGCACTCGCTTGGCGGCCTCGATGGGGAGGCTGGTGATAAGCTCAACCTGCTCCGCCACGCGCTCACGCGCGGCAATACCAACGGGGGCTTGGGCGATGGTCGCACGCATTGCCAAGGACATTTTTTGCGTGTGCTTCCGCCAAGCGAGCGCGTTCTTTTGGGCAACGGCCGCGACCATCTTGGTCCCGGTCACTTGCGCCCAAGGGCGGACTATCTCGCTATAAGCCTTCAAGGCTTCGGTGATCGGCTCGACGGCCTTGGGATCACCCGGTGGGAAAGCGCCGATAATCCGCCCCACCTCGCGCCCAATCTTACGCAACTGCCGCGAATAATCATTCGCCAGCGCGTGAGATTTGAGGAAGGCTTTTTGAGTGGCGTCCTCGTCCCTAGTCGCCTGATTCGATTTCGGCGGCAGGGTCGGGGAGTGGGGGGTCAGTTTCGTCGAAGCCCGGAGGCGGCTCATTCTCCGCATCTTTCACCTCTTCGTCGCTGATGTTTGTAAACATGCCGGTATTGCGGCTCACGGTTTTGAGTTCCTTGAGCGCGGTCGGCTTGGTGATGATACCCGCATCGAAGGCTTGGCAAACGCTGTTCGTGTCCTTCGCTGCAATGTCCGATTTTTCCGTTTCGGTCGGTTGCCAGAGTGGGACGAATGTGAATCCAAACCCTTCCGGCAATGGCTTTCCGAACTCGGACAGCGAAACAAGCTGGAGAATCTTTTTCACCGGCGATTTGAGCCGGGTCGATTGCTTCTTCTTGATGCCGTCGTAATAGGTCACGAGGTCGGATTCCCCGGTCGAGTTGAGGCCCGCCGGTGACTGCCCGAACATGCGGACCATCGGGATTTCGAGAGCGCCGCAAAGCTGCTGCCCGAACTGGAGGAGAACGTCGTCGATTCCGGCGAACGTGTAGGACGCGGTTTCGAACTCGTCTTCCTTATCGAGAAGCGTGATGCCCTCGCTCGATTGGAGCTGGCGAATCATCTCGATATTTTTCAGGAGGCCGGTGTAGGCCTCGCCCCCGGCCGCGATAATCTCGCGCAAGCCGTCGATTTTGATCGTCCGGAGATAGGCCCGGTAGATGAGCTGGGCCGCGCCGGTGGTCGTGCTATCGAACGCAACGAGGCGATCGTAAAGCCGCTCCAGCACCGACTCACCCCACAGGTTGTCGATCGTTTTCTGGTAATGCGGAAGCTCGATGCCGTCCAAGCGGATAACGCGGCTGTGGTGGATGTTTCCGAGATCGGGGAGAATTGCATCCGGGACCGTCCGATAAAACTTCGGGAGGCCCATATTGGGGCCGAGGTCCTTGATGAGGTTGGAGATCGACGGCAAGACCTGCCAGCGGTCCATTGGGAGAATCCCCTTAAACTGCCCCTTCCCCACCGTTTCGATGCGGAGAGGGGTGTTCATGTCCTGCCCCTCGATCAGCAACACGCCGAGGCATGAGCCATATAGGCGCGACCACTTGATGACTGAGTTGAGGGACTGCCAGATTGCAAGGTCCTCCATAGCCTCCTGAAGCCGATCGACATCGGCCGGGGGCATGGTCGAATTTATTTCGATGCCGCCCTGCGTCATGTCGTCCGCCACCACGTCCACGGCCATCCCGCACACCCACGAATCCCGATACATGGCTTCGAGAAGGAGGCGGTTTTTCGTCAGGAACGAGAAGGCGTAGGTCGCCCCGGCCGAGATGTTGTTGGCTTGAATCCCGAGCGCGGCGGTAAAGTTTGCGAAGGAGTCGCGCGTTTTTCGTGAATCCTTCGCCCCGGCGATCGGAGCTTTCTTCTTCGACATGATGGTCGTCCTTTACTGTGCGAGTTTGGCCCACACACCAGCGGAGCCGCGTTTCAGGATGTAGCCGTCGAGGGAATAGCGAACAGCGTCCCAGCCGTGGTTTTCCTTGTCCACGATGATCGGGAGGATTTCCCGTGTGTTCTTATCCACCTTGAAGCTGTAGAGCTTGGCTTCCCTCACCATATTCGGGCAGTTGCGCTCGTGAATGACGATGCGCCGGAATGCCTTGAGGTGAGCGATGCCGTCTTCGACGGAGCCATCCCACTTTTTCGCGGCCGTAATGTTGAAGCCTTGGCGGCGCATGTAGGAGATTTGCGCCGGGTTGGAGGCGTCGGCCTTGATGGGCCAGTTCCTCGCGGTTGCGATTGAATCGTAATGCTGCGGCAGGTTGTCGATTTCGACGTGATAGCCGAACATCTCGCGGTCGATGTAGAGGTCCTGCCACTTGCGGCCCGTGCGCTCGTCCACACCCTCCAGAATGAAGGAGCGAACGAGAGTCGAAGGGTCGTCAGCGAAGCCCCAATCCGCCCCGTGGAAGAAGCGGGCATCGGCCGGGGTATCGAATACCGCGAACTCGACGCGGGACCGGAAGACGGCCGCCATCGAGAGCTTGCGGCATTCCCCTCCCCAAACGTGGTCGTAATCGAGCTGGGCTTGGATGACGGAGGCGTCGTCGCGGTTGCCGTCGGCTTTCGCCAAGGCGTCCTCGATGCGCTGCAATGCGTCTTGGCGCTGCTGCTCCAGCCGCTTCGGAAAGTGGGGGTTTTCGTAATAGTGGACCTTGCGGACGATCGAGCCGGTCGGCGGCTTGTTCGCCACGAACTTTTGGTAGGTCGCGTCGGTTTCGAGGTTGGGGTTGAAGTCGACCCAAATCTCCGAGTCGTCTTTCCGGATGGTGGGGACGATCGTTTCCCATGTATAGGCCGAGATGTTCGCCGCCTCGGACATGTAGAGGATGTCGCAACCCTCAAGGGACCGCTGGGCGTCGATATTCATGGCGCTGAGGCCGATGAAAACGATTTCGCTACCCGAGGCAAGGCCCCGAATGATTTCGCCTCTCACGTCGAAAAATTCCGACAGGCCTAGAAGTTTGATTTGGTTTTTGATGAGGCGGTGAATCGAGTCCTTGATCGACTTTTGCACTTCCCGGCCGCACACGATGAAAAGCCGTTGGGTGTGCGCCTTGTAAATCAGGGCGCGGACCATGCTCCACGATGCGCCCTTACCCCGGCCGCCATAGTACACTTTGAACGGTGCAGGCTTCCAGATGTCGGAGAAGGCTTCGGGAATCTCAGGCTTGTCGAATGCGACGACGTTCCGGGCGCTACTCTGAAGGAGTTCCCGCTTCCGCTGAATCTCCAACAGCGCCATCCCCTTCAGGGTTAGGGCCGATTCGATCGTCAAGTTGGGCGATAAACGCATACAGCTCCTCCTCACTCATAGCTTGCATTGCGGCAAGGTCAGCGTTGAGGTTTGCTTGAATGAGTTTGCCGTCGATTTGTTCCGTGAGCCATTGCGCGAACTTGAGCCGCACGCTCGGGGTTTTTGCGTTGAGGCCGTCCAACATCACAGAGGCCGCGTATATCGTCGTGGGCTTTGCCCCGGCCGGTAGGTCGAGAGTCCATTTCCCGTCGTCGCCACGCTTGAGGTCGGCGCTCGTCATCAGGTAGCGGATTTGCGATCGAACGGATGCCGTCCGGCCCGCGTCCGGGTTGCCCGGATGCCCCGGCTTGAATTGGGTGGACTTACCATGTTTTGCTAATGCGGCGAGTTGGCGCTCGCGGCCGGTCATCGCCTCCGGCTGGCCGTTCGTGGTGTTCTCGGTCATAAGCTGCTGTTTTTTATGTTTCAACGCCATTGTAAAACCGCAAAGCGTTGGTTTATTTTAGACGGTGTTATCCCCGACACTGCGCTCAGAATTGCACAAAACAATGGGTTACGTCAAGAGCGTCCTTATGGGCTTTTTATTTCCGAAACCTTAATTGGGAATTGGCGCTTGATAAAATGGGGGTGTCTGGCTTGGGGCTTATTCGTATTTCCGCAATGTGTCGGGGTGTATGTTGTCCTGTGAGAAGTCCCAAGATGGGGGAGTGTTTTTGTTGTGGATAATGGTGGGGGGCTTCTCGGATTTGCCGCGTTGCTTCGATCGGGGCTTTCGGGTTTTCTTCGGTGGGG